GAACACCTAAAAGAAAAAGTAAGTGGTTATTTAGAAACTGGTGATGTACCTCACCTTCTACTTTATGGTAGAGCTGGTACTGGTAAAACTACACTTGCCAAATTGATTGTAAAATCATTGGATTGTGATTATATGGTAATCAACGCATCTGATGAAAACAATGTAGAAACTGTAAGAAATAAAGTAAAAGGATTCGCATCATCGATGGGATTCAAAAAGTATAAAATCATTATCTTAGATGAGTTTGATTATATGTCTCAGAACGCACAAGCGATTCTTAGAAATCTTATGGAAACATTTTCACAACATTGTAGATTCATTTTGACTTGTAATTATGTTGAGAAAGTTATTGACCCTATCCAAAGTAGATGTCAAACTTTCCAAATCATTCCTCCTACTAAAAAGGATGTAGCAGTTCAAATCTCAAAGATTCTTAAAAATGAAGAAGTAAAGTTTGAACCAAAAGATTTAGTTCCAATTATTGATGCTGGATATCCTGATATTAGAAAGATTATCAATACTTGTCAATTAAACTCAATCAAAGGTGAGTTGAAAGTAGATACTCAAAACCTTTTAGAGAATGATTACAAAATGAAAGTTTTGGATATTCTAAAATCTTCAGATGATAAAAGAAATAAATATGTGAAAATGAGACAAACTATTATTGATAGTAGAGTAACTGATTTCTCAGAATTATTCACATTATTGTATGAAAAAGTTGATGAGTATGCTCCGCAAAATACAGCGAATGTAGTTATCGCTCTATCGGATGGTCAAAGTAAACACTTTAATGCTATTGATAAGGAGATTCCAACTGCAGCAACTTTAATTGAAATTTTAAATCTAATATAATGGCAAATATAATTGGTAAAGGTGGTAGTAAACCACAAAAAGCATCAGAACAAAGTACACAACAATCACCAAAGATTGATTTAGGTAAATCAACTCCTGTTGTTTGTGCTCATTGTGGATACGATACATTTGTGGATGGTGCTAAATTTAGAAAAATCTCAAAACTAATCACTGGTACTCCGCAAGATGTAGTTGTACCAATCGAAGTAATGTTGTGTGGTAATTGTGGTGAGATTTGTGAAGAATTACTACCAGAACAAATGAAAGTTTTAGCAGAGATTGATAAACGAAATTCTGAGGAAAGTGCCAGCTAGTTTATTTGACCATATCAAACAAATCACTAATGTTCAGAATCCAAAGTATTGGGATACTTTAGAGGAAGCTGATAAAAAGACATGGAGTAACTATATGGTACTCCGTTTTCTATCTATGAAATACGAATGGATAGAAACTATTGCAGCAGTTCAACCTTATCTTCAAGAAGTTCCACCAAAAGCAATGTATTTGGCTCTTATAGATTTACTTCCAAAAGGTAGACACTTTATGAAGTATATGAAAGCTAAGAGTGCTGATAAATACGAAGGTTGGTTGGTAGAGTTGGTAGCAAAACATTATGAGGTATCCAAATTAGAGGCAGAGGATTACCTAAAGATTCTATATGCTAGTAGAACTGGTAAAGAGAGAATCAAACAATTATCAGAGGATTATGGAACTGACCCGAAAATAATTAAGAAATTAAAATTAAAAATATAATTAAGAAAAGTTTGGAAATCCCAAACTTTTTTTGTATATTTGTATAACAAATAGAAGTTTATGGCAAAAGTAAGTTTTTCACAATACCAACTATATTCATCTTGTCCTCGAGCATATAAACTGAGGTACATAGATAAGTTGGGTGAATCATCTGCTAACATTTATACAATCTTTGGAACGGCTATCCACGAAACCATACAACATTTCCTTTCAGTTATGTATGGAGTTTCGAAAAAACAAGCAATGGAGATTGATACTGATAAATTGTTATTAGAATGGATGAGAAAAGAATACATCAAAGAAAACGATAAACTAAGTGAGGGTAGTGTATGTACTCAGTTGGAGTTAGAAGAGTTCTATGGTGATGGTAGAAGAATATTAGAGTGGTTTAAAAAGAAATTAGATAAGTTTTACACAAAGACTGGATTTGAATTAGTAGGAATAGAGATTCCACTAAATGCTAAAGTAAAAGAAGGTGTAAACTTTATTGGATTTGTTGATGTTGTAATGAGGGATTTATCAGATAACTCAATTATCATTATTGATTTAAAAACATCAACTAGAGGTTGGAACAAATACCAAAAATCAGATAAGTACAAAAACGCACAAATTGTATTGTACAAAAAATACTACTCTGAATTGTTCAATATTCCATTAGAAAAAATTAAAGTGGAGTATCAGATTATGAGAAGAAAATTATATGAAGATGCACCATTCCCAATTCCTTATATGTCGAGGCATGTACCAGCAAATGGTAAACCAACTACAAATAGAGTTTATAAAGAGTTTATGGACTTTGTAGATGAGGTATTCGATGATAAGGGAAACTTCAATGATTTACCATTTCCAAAAGTTCCTGGTGATAGACAAAAGAATTGTAGATTCTGTGAGTTTAAGACTAGGGGAATTTGTGATGGGAAAGTTTAACGGAAAATATATTTCTATATACTTATATATAAACATATAATTTGTATATTATGAATGTAGAAACTAAACTAACAACTGTAAAACTCATAAAAGGTGTTTATTCTAATTTTAAAAGAGTATCTTTCGAATCTGATGTAACACTTCAAAAATTAGTAAATAGAACAGTTGAACGATATGTAACCGATGCAGAATTTAGAGAAGAGATGAATGAATATCTCAAACTCCAAATTTCAGGTTCACAATTTTAAAAAAGTTATTTAAAACAAGTTATGAGTAAAAAGAAAATTCTTCTCCTTTCAGACGATTTAAGAATGGCGAGTGGTATCGCTACTATGAGTAAAGCATTGGTTATGGGAACAGTTGATAAATACGATTGGTTCCAAGTAGGTGCAGCTATAAAACATCCTGATAAAGGTAAGATATTGGATGTATCTGCTGATATAGCAAAACAAACTGGTGTAGAAGATGCATCGGTTAAAATATTACCTTGGACTGGTTATGGAAATGCTGATTTAGTTAGACAGTTAATCAATACCGAAAAACCAGATGCTATACTTCACTTTACTGACCCAAGATATTGGATTTGGTTATATGAAATGGAACATGAGCTGAGGCAAAATATTCCAATTATGTTCTATGCAATTTGGGATGATTTACCAGACCCACTTTATAATAGAAATTATTATGAAAGTTGTGATTGGATTGGATGTATTTCAAGACAAACTTATGGTATTGTATCTCGATTAACAAGTAGAACCGATAAACCAACTTGGAAACCCCACTCAGATTGGCAAGTATCCTATGTACCACATGGTATAAATCCAATAGAATATCAACCCACAGAAGTACCTAAACCATTTAAAGATGAAATCCTAAAAGGTAATGATTATGATTTCGTATTCTTCTGGTCAAATCGTAATATTCGTAGAAAACAACCGTCGGATGTGATTATGGCATTCAAAGAATTTTGTGATAGAATTGGTGAAGAAAAAGCTAAGAAAGTCGCATTGGTGATGCATACTCAACCAACTGACCAAAATGGTACTGATTTACCTAAAGTGCATGAAACATTAGCACCTGAATGTAATGTTATATTTTCGGATAAACGAAGAAGTGTGGCTGAACTGAATTACCTTTATAATATAGCTGATTGTACAGTTAATATTGCTGGTAATGAAGGATTTGGATTAACAACTGCAGAATCAGTTATGGCAGGAACTCCAATTATCGTAAATGTAACTGGTGGATTACAAGACCAATGTGGGTTTAGATTTAAAGATAGTGGAGAACTTATAACTTCCGAAGATTACAAAGAAATTGGTTCACTTCACAAATGGAGAGATTGGGAAGATAAAGTAACTTGGGGAGAATGGGCTACACCAGTTTGGAGTAGAGCTCAAACATTGGCAGGTTCAGTCCCAACTCCATATATTTGGGATGATAAGATTGATGTATATGATGTTGCAACGGCTATGGAACAAATGTACAATAAACCTAAATCGGAATTGAAAGAAGCTGGTTTGAAAGGTAGAGAAATGTTCAAAGGTGAAATGGGATTAGTAAACACAAATATGTGTCAAACTTTAGTAGATGGAATCGAAGGAACATTTAAAAATTGGAAACCAAGAAAAAGATACGAATTATTTAAAATTAAGTAATATGAATGATGTAAACAATTGTAATCACATAAATAATCTATACTTTAAAGCATTTAATGAAAAAAACTTAGATGTATTAGCATCTCAGTTGTATTCACCAAACATTGTATTAACAGATTGGATTGGTGAATGGGTTGGTAGAGATAATGTTTTATTGGAAAATAAAAAGTTTTTTGAAAATGAGTTTACTTTAACAGTTGAAAATACAATTATGGGATTTGATAATGATATGCACTTAGTTACTGCAAAAAATGATATTGTTATTGAGATTGGTGGAGAAACTATAAAAGCAGTTGATGAATTAGTATTTGAACAAGATTCATCACTCATAAGAAGTATTACAGCATATAAAAGATAAGAAGTTATGAACAAACCTTTATTAGTATTTCAAGCTCCTATATTTACTCGAAGCGGTTATGGAGACCATTCGAGAGATATTCTTAGAAGCTTATTTAAAATGGAAAAGTACGATGTAAAAATTGTACCAATGCGATGGGGAAATACACCTCAAGACCAAGCAGACCCAACATCTGAATTTGGACAAAAAATGTTATCAAGTGTGGTAACCAAATTAGATAGAAAACCTGATATCTTTATGCAGATGTCTGTGGCAAACGAATTTGAACCAAAGGGTAATTTTAATATTGGTATTACTGCTGGTGTAGAAACTACAATACTTCCAAAAGAATTTATCGATGGTTCTAACAAAATGGATTTAGTAATAGTACCATCACAGTTTACCAAAAAATTAATGTTAGGAACTGCATATCAAGAAAAAAATCAACAAACAGGTCAAATAGTAAAGGAAGTTAGAATTACAAAACCTGTTGAGGTATTATTTGAAGGAGTTGATTTAGATAGATATCTTAATTTTCCTAAATCGGATATGGATGTATTGGATGGAATTAAAACTGATTTTAATTTCTTATTCGTAGGTCATTGGTTAAAAGGACATTTGGGGCAAGATAGAAAAGATATAGGTATGATGATTAAAACATTTTGTACAGTGTTTAAATTCTTACCTAAAGATAAAAGACCTGGTCTTATTCTCAAAACATCACATGCTGGATTCTCTGTAATTGACAGAGAAAATATTAGAGAAAAGGTTGATAACATTCTTAAAGATATTGATGAATCGGATATACCACCAATTTACATATTGCATGGTGATTTAAGTGATTCAGAAATGGGAGAACTTTACCATCACCCTAAAGTAAAAGCAATGGTTTCATTTACAAAGGGTGAAGGATATGGTAGACCTTTAGCTGAATTTGCATTGAGTGGTAAACCTCTTATTGTTTCAAGATGGAGTGGTCAAGTAGATTTCTTACCAGAAGAACACACTGTTTTCTTAGAAGGTCAATTAACTAAGGTAGATGAATCAGCAGCAGATAAGTTTATATTAAAAGATTCAAGTTGGTTTTCAGTAAATTACTCAGATGCAGCTAATAAACTTTATAAAGTTTTTAATGAATATGATTCTTACTTAAAACAATCAACTGGATTAAAAACAAATATCGTTGATAACTTTACTTTAGAAAAAATGGATGAAGTTTTTGAAGAAATGATGGAAAAATACACTTCATCGGTTCCTCAAGTAAAACCATTTAACTTACCTAAGTTAAATAAAAATAAAATGAATATTCCTAAACTAAATAAAGTATAATGAATTACTATTCACAATATAGACAATACATAACAGGTGGAAATAGAGTTTCGAAGGGGGATATACAACCATATGGCATCTATAAAATATCTACATACAAATATGTTGATGAAGGTAGAAAAACTTTATCAGGAGATTATGAAACTTTGATATTTGTTACGGGTATTTTCCAAAAAAAAGTATCAGCACTTAAATTATCAAATATACAACCACTTAAATTTTTAAATTGGTTTAAACGAGTGGCTAATAATGTTGTTGAACAAACACCAACATCTAATACAGGTTTGTATATGTTAGAAGCTCCAATGGATAAGGGTGGTAATAGAATTTATGATTCATATATAAGAAACAACAAAGATTTTGTAGCAAAGGGAGCAGCTTATAGAACTTATAATTTAGATGGTATCCAATACGCTACTGAGGTATTTTTGAAAAACGATATAATAAAAAGATATTATGGTTAATGTTACATATGCAATTACAGTTTGTAATGAGATAAATGAGATTACAAAATTAATAAACTTTCTTCATCCAAGAATCCAATCAGAAGATGAGATTTTGATTCAATATGATGAAGGTGGTGT